TCGGAGCCGTGACCGGTCTTGCCCTCGAGGCCGAGCAGCTCGGACAGGTCCGCGAGGCTCACGCGCTCCCGCGACGGGAAGGCCATGAACATCGTGTCGGTCACCCGCTTGCGATGCTCCGCATTCACGTCGTGGAACCATGCAGCGAGATTGTGCCGCAACCGTGCGGCGGCAAGGTGCAGTCGAGGCAGGTCGAAGCCGAGGACGTTGTGCCCGACGACGTGTGCTGTCCACGCGTTGTGCTCGCGCAGCCACCACTCCAGTTCGGTGAGCATGCGCCGCTCGTTGTCGTCGTCGGTCCCACCGAGGAAGGTCATGCCGCGCACCTCGTTGCCGTCATCGAGAGCGACCCCGATGCACGCAATCCGCGACACGCGCCAGTCGAGCGCCGAGCGTCCCCACTCGCGGCTGAAGTTCTCATCCACCCACGCGTTGATCGTGTCGGGCTTCTTGTGGGTCGCCGGCACCTTCGAGCGCACATAGGCGACCTGCCGGTCACGCGACCACGCCAGCGGCGGCAGCGTCTCGATGTCGATGTAGAGGTGCATCACTTCTCCTCGAGGTAGGGCGCGACGAACATGCCGATCGGCCCGAGCGTGAGCGACATGAGAGCCATCGGGACATCACCCGCCCAGGCGAACAGGCCGAAGAAGATGGCGGCGGCGAGGGGGGACAGAGCGTAGACGGTAGAGGACATGAGTGGATCTCCTTAAACGTAGGTGGGTGGACTAGAACGGGATGTCATCGTCAGACGGCGGGGGAGCGCCGCGCATCTCGGCCTCGAGGTGACCGCCTGGGATCGGGGCCTGTACCGGCGGTGCCTTGTAGCGCCAGATCACACCCGTGCAGGACTTGTCGCGGCACTTGAAGTCGGGGGCTTTCGGGTTCGTCTTTTTCTCCCTGTTGTCCCACATCTGCCCACCGCACTCGGGGCAGTCGGTGGAGCGATGGTAGGACTCGATCGTGGCGCCCGGAGCGAGGCGATCGGCTACGCGCTTCGCGGTGGCGTCGAGGCGAGCTTTCACGTCAGGCGGCGGAACGGCCGGCTCCTCGCGGGTGTACTCCGCACGCGCCGTCTGCGGACGAGGCGCCATACTGGCGGTACGCACGGGCTGGCTCGCGGCCTCGCCATCGTCGTCGTCGCTGACCACCCCCACGACCGATGCGAGCGTGTAGCGTCGCAGGTACGTAAGGATCGACCCGACTACCTGCGGGTTCTCCTGGGCGGGACGCACCCCGATGGTCGAGCCGATGTACTGCCCGCTCGAGTGCATGAGCGTGGTCGTGAGCGTGACCTGTCCAGCCTCGTCGCGACCGGGCAGCTGCGTGACCGCGAGGCCGTGCTTCGCGAGTGGGGCGCGGCACGCGTCCATGATGGATGCGAGGTCGGCATAGCGCGTTCTGAAGTGCGGGTTTGTGGCATCCTTGCTGGCGGCGTTCATCTCGCCTTGCGCGGCGGCAAGGGCCTTCGCCAGCTCGCCGAGGTTGTCGCTTTGGTACATGGTCATGATCACTCCTTACGCGAGGCCGAGGTTGATGAGCGCGCTGCTGTCGAGCGTCGTGTAGTCGCCGGTGCTGGAGACGAGACGGTAGGTTCCGTCCTGGACCGTGACCACGATGTTCTGCTGATTGAGAGCCTCACGCTCAGCAATCGCGTCGGCTTCGTATGCGCTTGCCTCGATCTCGCGGTGGCAGCCGGTGACGGTCATGATGATGATCAGGGTCATTCGATCTCCTTCTGCCGGGTGGGGTTGACGACCCGACACCCACATACTATGAATGGGTTCACGGAACTGCAACCCGTGGAGAAAGAAAAATGGGATCGCTCGCAGACAGACGTAAAGCCGCAGGGCTCACTCAGGCGCAGCTCGCCGACCTCGTCGGTGTCGGAATCAGCGCCATCAAGGCATACGAGAACGGTCGCCGCCGGCCGGCCGCTCGCGTGATCATGGAGCTCTACAAGGCTCTTGGCCTCACGGCCTCGGACATCGCCGAGCTCTACATGAAGGACGGAGGTGGACAGTGACCGCAGAGGAGATCATGGCCCTGCGCCTGATGATGGAGAAGTTGATCATGCACGCGGGCGACTGCGAGCGTCAGCTCGCCTTGGAGCGCGGCCGCATCGAGCACCTCGAGTGCCTCGTGATGCAGTGGGCGGTGCGTGCCGGTAAGGCCGAGGCGCGTGTCGATACCGCGGCTGAAGCCGAGCGTGCGCAGATCGTCGCGTGGATGCGTAGAGAGCGCAATGACCTCCCGTCGCACCGACACATCAGCAAGGAGATCGAGCAGGGCAAGCACATCAAGGTGAAGCCATGATCGAGCGCAACTACACCATCGTCCTCGAACCGCGCGGCAAGGGGCGTCCTGTGTTCACGCGCGCGACCGGGAGCGCTCGAACGCCGGAGACTACCCGTGCGTGGGAGCACGAGGCGGCGCATCAGCTGCGTGAGCAGCACGAGGATGTGCCGTGCGACGAGACAAGCCCGCTGTGGGAGGTCGACATTCGGGCCTACCATCCGCGCCCCAAGACCCGCCCGATGTACATTGAGCGCGCCCTCTGGGGACTGCCCGAGTACCGTCTCCCGGCGACCTCGCGGCACGACCTGGACAACGTCGTGAAGATCACGCTCGACGCAATGCAGATCGCCCGCGTGGTCCAGAACGACCGGTGCATCGTCAGCATCGCCGCGTCCTCGTGGTTCGCCTGGGGGACTGAGCAGCCGCGGGTCGAGGTCACCATGCGCGAGGTGACGCCATGACGCACGAAGAACAGAAGGAGCGCGCCGCCGTCCTCGCGCTGCTCGACAGCGAGCTCGAGGTCGCCGAGGCGCACGACCTGTTGATGGGGACGCTTCGCGTTCGGCAACTGCGAGACATCATCGAACGCGGAGAGCATCGTAAGGAGGAGTCATGAACTGCACCCGCTGCGGCAAGTCCTCGCGCGTGGTGGACACCCGCCAGCCCGACGACAGCGGAGGCGTCTACAGCGGGCGCATCCGCAAGGCCGGCGAGGTGGCCAGCTGGTACACGTCCGACGTGGTCGTGCGTCGTCGTGTGTGCCCCGAGCGGCACGAGTGGTTCACGGTCGAGCTCTCTACAGAAGACGTCACGGCCATGGTTCAAGAGGGCAAGCCATGAGCGCGCCTACGAACCACGACCCCGTCCTCGTGCTGCTCTGGATCATGGAGCGCATGGACGGCGTGGCGCTGGAGTACATCGCCCGGCGTGAGCGGATGCGGACCTCGACCATGCGGGACATCCTCGTGGCGTGGGGATGCCCGCCCACCCGGTACCGGATGCGCGATGAGTACCACGAGGCCCTCGCGCTGTGGAACACTGGCGACTTCACCTGGGACGAGATCGCAGAGGAAACGCGTAGCCCCATGGATGCGAAGACCCTGCGGTGTGCCGTGTTCGCGTGGGCGCAGAACATGGAACTTGAGTACCGTGTCGGTCGCCAGAGGGGAGCCAGGCCGAAGCGGCGGCACAAGGGACAAGCGGCATGAGGTACCTATCCGTCTGCTCAGGCATTGAAGCCGCATCCGTCGCGTGGCACCCGCTCGGGTGGGAGCCCGCGGCGTTCTGCGAGATCGAACCGTTCCCCGCTGCCGTCCTGAAGGAGCGATACCCGCATGTCCCGAACTACGGAGACTTTACTCGTCTCTCCGAACCAGATCACCCTATTCGATCTGCTGGCATCGACCTCCTCGTCGGTGGAACCCCTTGCCAAGCCTTTAGCGTTGCTGGACTCCGCAAAGGACTCGCCGACCCTCGCGGAGGCCTCACGCTGGAGTTCGTCCGACTGGCGCAAGCACTACGTCCTCGCTGGATCGTCTGGGAAAACGTACCCGGCGTTCTGTCGCAAGACGACGGACGGGCTTTTGGAGCCTTCCTCGGGGCGCTGGGCGACCTCGGGTATGGGTGGGCCTACCGAGTCTTGGACGCGCAGTATGTGCGAGTGGACGGATACCCTGGTGCCGTCCCCCAGCGACGACGGCGTGTGTTCGTTGTCGCATGTGCTGAAGGACAGTCGGGCCGTGCCGGAGCGGTTCTTTTTGAGCCAGAAGGCATGCGTCGGGATTCTCCGCCGCGCCGAGAGACGAGGAAAGACGCTTCCGCCTCTGCTGCTGGCGGCTTTGAAGTCTGCGGCACGCTCTCCGATGGAGCGCACCACGGAGGAGGACTGAACGGCCAGGATGCCTACACCGGGCGCATCCTTCCGGTCGTGCCCTACGACCTGTTCCAGATCACGGCACCCATCAACCGTCAGAACCGCGACGAGCGCAGCCCCTGCCACACGCTGGCCCGCGACAACGCGGCGCACGCGGCGGTCGTGCAGCCTCTCGCCTTCGACGCACGGCAGACGGACGTGTGCGTGTACGGCGACAAGACAGGCCCGCTCGACACGGACGGCGGCAGCATCGGTGTGTGCGTGTCAGGCGATAAGACGCACACACTGACTAAAAGCGATGGAGCCTCAGAAGATGGCACGGGACGCGGCACTCCGATCGTGGCGCAGGAAATGTCCGTCCGTCGCCTCACTCCGACCGAGTGCGAGCGGCTGCAAGGGTTCCCCGATGGATGGACCGCCATCCCGTGGAAGGGCAAGCCCGCGAGCGACTGCCCGGATGGACCGCGCTACCGTGCGCTCGGCAACAGCATGGCCGTCAACGTCATGCGCTGGATCGGTCGGCGCATCGAGCTGGTTGACGCGCTCTGACGGATGCTGTTAGCGTAGAACTGTCCTGCACCGGGACGCGGGCGGCCACCCGCACGCGGGGGCATCATGCCCCCGCGTCCTCCCCCGGTCGGACAGGTGCAGACATGACGGTGAGCATTATGGGCCAGAAGGCCCAGGTCTACGCGCGCAAGAAGGGATGGAAGGTCTTTCCGCTTCGCGAGCGTGAGAAGATGCCGGCGACGGCAAACGGCTTCAAGGACGCCACGAGCGACCTTGAGGAGATCGCGCGTCTGTGGGGCGACCGCGAGTACAACGTCGGACTCGCCACGGGCGAAGGATCCGGCGTGTGGGTGTTCGACGTGGACGGAGACGCGCCGAAGGGCGGAGGTCTCACTGGACCCGAGGCCCTCGCGCTGCTCGAGGAGCGGCACGGCGCGCTGCCGCCTACGCTCATGGTCAAGACCGGGAACGGAGCGCACTACTACTACCGCATGCCGGTCGGGCGCGACCTTCGCAACCGCGCACGCATCACGATCGATGGCCAGCGTACCGGACTCGATGTGCGCGCCGATGGCGGCTACGTCGTGCTTCCGCCGAGCGTGCATCCGAACGGTCAGGCGTATGCCTTCGTCAAGGGCTGCAACGAGGTGTGCGATGCGCCCGATTGGCTGCTCGACGCGCTCTACCCGCGCAAGCCGGAGCCGGCGCCGAAGCCCAACACGACGCCCTCGGCGACCGACGAGGACATCGCGACTGGTGCCGAGGTGCTTCAGATCGCCGCGCAGCGCATCCTCACCTGCACCGGAAGTCGGCACGATGCGATCTATCGGGAGAGCGCCGTCATCGGTGAACTCGTCGCAGGTGGATGCATCGACCGAGGAGCGGCTACCGCGGCGCTGGTCGCAGCGGGCATCGAGGCTGGCAAGCCCGAGGTCGAGGTGCGCCGCACGGTACGCGATGGTCTCGACCGTGGCGCACAGCATCCGCGCCGCTTCTCGGATGCGCCGTCTGCGATCCCGGCCACGCTCTACCGACCGAGCGACGTAGGAAACGCCGCGCGCCTCGTGGACCGCTTCGGTGGCGATGTCCGCTGGTGCGATACCGCCCAGGGCGAAGGCTGGCTCGTGTGGGACGGAAAGCGATGGTCGCCTGACAGCATGCGCCGTGTTGATGCCATGTCCCGCGAGGTCGCGGTCGATGTGGTGACCTACGCAGCGGAACTTCAGGAGCGCGCTCGAGCGGCATCGGCCGCAGCAGGACAGACGACCACGCCGGCACAGCAGCGCGCCCTCGCGCAGCTCCGCAGCGAAGCGAAGTCATGGATGCTGTGGGCGCGACAGAGCGAGATGGTGTCTCACCTGTCCGCAGTGGCGAAGGTGGCGCGTACCGACGTGGCCATCGCCCACGAGGCCCTCGACGCGGATCCGTGGCTGCTCAATACCCAGAATGGGATCGTTGACCTTCGCAGCGACGCGCAGCGACCGCACGAGCGCGAGGCGCGCATGACGAAGATCGCAGGGACCGAGATGGGCAACCGGTACGGATGTCCGACGTGGGTAGCGTTCCTGACGCGCATCATGGGCGGCGATACCGAGATGGTGTCGTTCATCCAGCGGGTCGTGGGCTACTGCCTCACGGGCAGCACCCGCGAGCAGTGCCTGTTCATCCTTTACGGGAACGGGAGCAACGGGAAGAGTACCTTCCTCGACACGCTGCGCGCTGTGATGGGAGACTACGCCATGCACGCACGCGCGGAGACGTTCGTGCGCGATAGCCGCGGCGGCATCCCGAACGACATCGCCGCACTGCGCGGAGCGCGCCTCGTGACCGCGTCAGAGCCTGAGCAGGGCGAGCAGCTGGACGAGGGGCTCGTGAAGGAGATGACTGGCGATGCCGCCATGACGGCGCGCTTCATGCGTTCGGAGTTCTTTACCTTCACTCCGACCTTCAAGGTGCTTCTCGCGACGAACCATCGGCCGATCATTCGTGGAACTGATCACGGTATCTGGCGCCGCATCAGGCTCGTGCCGTTCACAGAGACGATCGCCGAGCATGAGAAGGACCGCGACCTCGGGGCGAAACTCGCAGCCGAGTCGCCGGGCATCCTCGCCTGGGCGGTGCAGGGATGCGTCGAGTGGCAGCGCATCGGCCTCGCGCCGCCGGCTGTGGTGACCGATGCGACGCAAGACTACCGGGCCGACATGGACATCCTCTCGGAGTTCATCGAGGAGAAGTGCATGCTCTACGCAACGGTAGGCAACACGGCGCTCTATCAGGCCTTCAGCGCATGGTCTGCCGCGAACGGAGAGCGCCCTCGGTCGCACCGATGGTTGACCCGCGCGCTCACTGACCGCGGGTACAAACAGGATCCGAACCGTTCCGCAGGTCGCCGCTGGCTCGGACTGTCCTTGCGTGAGCAGCCGTCGCCTGGAGCGAGCCGCGCCGACCGCTCCACGTTCTACTGACGGACACTTCTGCGGACACTTCCGCACCACCTACGATGCGCCTACCATCGATGTGCGGACACTACGGACACTTCTTTTCAACATCATCCCGCACATGTGAGAAGGTTATCGAAACGACACTCACATACATATAGACAGATCATGTCGGAAACTTCTGTCCGTAGTGTCCGCATTGCGATGGGCACGGCATCGTAGGCGTCCTCGAAGTGTCCGTTGATCTGTCCGCACCACAGGAGCAACCATGACCGTAGACTTTCGTACCTGGCTATCTCGGCACACGAAGCGCAACAGTCCTCTCGGCGACCTTGCCACTGATGCACTCAGCAAAGGCGGCGGCTGGACGGGAGACTGTCCCGAAACACTGCGCGATGCCCTCGACCGTCTGCGCGCATGCTCTGCGGCGTATGACACGCTCGACGCAGCCGTGAAGCAGTGGCGCCGCTACAACAAGAGCAAGCAGGGTTGCCGAGGCGCGACCCCACGTTAGAGGATCGATGCGTGGATCTTCACGCGAACGTAGGGATCGGCGTCCCGGCAATGGTGCCGGGCGCCACTCCCGGCGACATGAACGGGGCTAAACGCGCACAAAAGGCGTGTATACTGACCGACACCCCCCCCGACCCCGTATGGTT